CTATAAATTATAGTGCAAAGTTTGTTAATGAGAATTTCTCATATTGAGTTCCTGGGTGGAATCCAGCTTCAACTAATGCGTATCTAGATTTTACAGCTACTTTCGGAGCCATAGTTCCTTCAACGATAGTTTGTACTGATTCAGCCATTAAGTAAGGCATGAATACTAATCCAGGTCCGTTACCGTCACCTTTTCTACCTACTAAGATCTCAGCTGAAGCGAAAGCTACAGATGGGTCAGTATAAACGTTGATACCAGCGATTGATCCTAAAGGATAAATTGCACCAGCAACTTGGTTTATAGTGTTAGCCATTGGGTAAGCTACGAATCCAGAAACACCTTGTAATGCAGAAGCAACACTTCCACCTACTACAGCGAAGTTACCAGCACCTCTTCTACCTCTTTGCGCGATTAAGTTACCAGCAGCTAAGATTGCAGTTAAGATTCTTCTGTGTGAGTCACCTCTAGTTTCACCGTTTGCAGGAGCGATGTCCATTGTATTAGCAACACCTGCACCATTAACACCGAATAGGTTAGTACCAGCAATAAATCTCATTTTTTCTAAAATGTGAGTATTGATAGACTGAGTTAATTCGTTAGTTAATACAGCTTCTACTTGAGCAACTGCATCTACACCGAATTGTTTAAGGTCTTGTACTTGTTCTCTTGTTACGGCAGCAGCAACTTGGAAAGTTTCAGCAGCAACGCTTTTTGAGAATAAGCTTAAGCCCATTACTTTGTCTCTAGTAGATTCACCTAAACCTCTAGACATTGGAGACATTACGCCATCAGCGTTATCAGCTCCACCAGAGAAACCAGGAATATGATCTTCTAAAGCTTTTACTAATTCAGCATCAGCATAAGTAGCTGTTACTAAACCAGCAGCTAAAGTATCAGCTCCTAATTCGATAAGGTTTAAACCATCGATTCTTGATGTACCAACAACTGTGTCACCAGCTGATACAGCTAATGCAGTTCTAATGTAAGTTGGGTGTACAGTACCGTCAGCGAAGTTTGGTGCACCACCACCTAAAGTACCACCTTCGTATACGAAGTCAAGGTAAGATAGTAATCCCATTGGTCCAGCCATAGGTACAACAGGTACTAGGTCTAAACCGATAGTTTGTGCAGCAACTTGCATTGCTAATGGTAATAATGTTGGAGCTTTATCTCCAGATCCATCAGCATTTGCTGTTGGAAAACTTGTGTTTCCCATACCTGCTAAGTTCATACCAGGATTTAACGCCATAATGTTTGCGTCTTCATAAAGCTTGTGATTGTGACAGTATTCTGACATCCAAGCTAGTTTGCTAGATTCATTGATCCCTGTTGCTTCCTCAATAATAGGAGCCCAAGTACCTCTGATCTCAGCTTCGTTAATTAAATTTGCCATTTTGATTTTTGTTATTTTTAATGGTTTTTATGTTTCTTTCGATTATTCGATTGAAACTCGACTTGCTTGAGTGTTCTGCTTCTGTCACTCTTTTATCGTCGATCTTATTGTTTTATATATTTACTTTTTAAATCTTTTGTTTAAAGCTGCAGCCATATCAGATACATCATATAACGGTTTAGCTTCTTCTTTAGCATTAACTGCTGCAGATTCGTTTACCGTTGCTAATTTTTCTAAGTCAACTTTTACCTCTCTTAAGTCTCTAGTTTCCCAGAAATTTCTAACTTGATATTCAGTATTTAAGTTATGGTATTTTGCTTGCGCTTTAATTTGAGTTTGTTTTGCTTCAGTAAGAGCTTCAAATCTTTCTTTATATTCTACAGGTATTGCAGATATAAAGAATGGTTCGTTAGTTCTAGCTTCAACAACTGCGTTAGCGTTATCAATGATAGCACTGATTTGTGACTCATTCATAAATGATCTTTTTGCCACTCTAGCTCTAACTTCAGTTTTAGCATCTTCATTTAAAGTATTGTAAGATTCTTGTACTTTACCTGATACTATCTTTAAGAATGCTGGATCTTCGTTTTCTTTAACTTGTGCAGCTTCTACTAATGCATCTAATTTAGACGCAATTTCGTTCTTGTAAGTATCTAAAGCAGATTCTTCAACTTCTTCAGTCTCTTCAACTTCTTCTTCTACAAATTCTTCAGCATTTTCTTTATCTTCAGCGTCAACATCTTCTACAGGATATTCTTCATCTCCTACTTTAAAGGTTTTTTCACCGTCTGCGATTGCTTTAGCTCTTGCAGCACCAAATTCATTACCTTCTTCAACTTCTTCAGTTTCTTCAACTTCTTCAGTCTCTTCAACTTCTTCAGTCTCTTCAACTTCTTTAGATTCTTCTTTAGCATCTTCAAGTTCTTTAGCTAATTCAATTGCGGCTAATGCAGCAGCAGGATTTTCGTTAACTTTATCTTCTTCAACTTCTTCAGCTTCTTCGTCATGCATTTCATCAGTAGTTTCTTCAGTCTCTTCAACTTCTTCAGTTTCAACTACTTCTTTAGCGCCATCTTCACCTTCAGCTTCTTCTTCAGATTCACCAGCTTCAGCTTCTTCAGATTCTTCATCTGCAGTTACATCTTTAGTTTCATCTTCTAATTCTTCAGCAGGCTCGCCGATGTCACCTTTAGGATCTACATCACCTTCTTCTGAGTTATCACCGATATTTTCGATTTCTTCTGTTTCGTCAGCTTCGTCAGCTTCTTTTCCAGGATCTTCTTCTTCAGTAACTTCTTCTTCAGCTACTTCTTCAGCACCTTCGCCAGCTTCATCTTCTTCAGCTACTTCTTCAGCACCTTCACCAGCTTCATCTTCTTCAGCTACTTCAGTTTCTTCATGAAATTCTTCATCTTTTTCTTCTTCAACTTCTTCAGTTTCTTCAACTAAACTTTCGTTAATAGATGATGCAATGTATTCAGCATACTCAGATACTGATTGTAAGTTTTCTTTTAAATAATCAACGTAAGCTAAAAGCTTTTCAGAATTAACTGTACCTTCATTATTTTGTTCTGCAACGTGATCTGCAAAATCTTTAACTTTTGAAATTGATTCAGCTAAATGTTCAGAGTATTGAATACCTTGATCTAATTTTTCAGCTACATTCTCAGTATAAGATATACCTTGATCTGCTTTTTCAGCGACGTGTTCCGAATATTGGATTGACTCGTCTAATTTGCCAGCTAAATACTCAACATATTCTGAGAGAGTATTTACGCTTTCAACTATGTGGTCGTTATGAGATTTTACATCTTCTAACGCTTCGTCTTCGTTTGTTGCGCCGATAGACTCTTTAATGCTTTTCATTTCGTTAGCTAAGTACTCAGAATACTTATTGAAATCTTCAGCTTTTACAAATTCTGCCATGTTTTTTGATTTATTATTTGATTCTTTATTGGTTTTAGTAATTTCTTGTGTTTCTTCAAGCGCATCTTGGTTTTCACCATTCATTTCATATATCCATAAACCTGAATTATCATCGAATCCATAAGATTCGTTAACTCTTTTTAATTCAGCGTTCGCAAATCCAGGATCTGCTACTAAATCGTAAGTGAATAATTGTTTGATTTTTACCTTTCCGTTTGATTCAACGGCTCCGGCTGCTCTTGATGAGATTTGTAAGGGTACACCAGCATCTACTAAAGCTTTAGCTTGACGACCTGCGTCAGTGTCTAGTAATTTGATTCTACCTCTTACTTCTTTTGTTTCCTTGTCGTAATATAATTCTTCAATAATATGAGATACACTCTTAAGGGAAATATCGAATTGCTGCGGGTGATCTAACTCACCTAAAAGCTTAGAAGACTTAATCTTGTCTTGTAATGCTTCTATCTGAGGAACGTATTCGCTCTCAGTGTAGATTCGATTGTTTTTATTCTTTTGATCTATCTGACCAAAAATACCTTCTAGAATGTAATCTTTATTCTCAGTATCTGTTACTTTCAACTGAGATGAAGACATTTCAACAATTAATAAGTTGTTGTTCTTTGCCATAACTATGGTTTATCTATTTTTATTATATATCTACTTGTATTATGCAATTATCTTAATATCTTTTAGATGTCAATATCTAGGTCGTCTTCTTCAGCTTCACCGCCTTCGGCTTCACCGCTTTCTTCTTCCCCTTCTTCACCGCCTTCTTCCTTTTCTATTTCAGCCTCTTCTGCTGATTTATCAAGGTAGTAAGCCATTAATATATCCATCTCACCTTCAGCAAATGCATCATTTCCATATTCACTATAAAAATAATCTTTAAACTCATTTTCTGTTTTAGAAGCAGTAATAGCTCCTAAAATTTCAGCAGATTTAATAGTATCGCCAGAATCTAGTGTTAGGTCTTCGACATAAATTTTAGAATCTTCTCCTGCCTTTAATGCAGTCTCAGATACAAATTCTTCAAATGTTTTAATAATTTTCATATTTTATATATCTCTTTTTCTAAGCTATCTAGGATATGTGTTATATGGCCATGCCATCATCCTCTGCTTCAGGTTCTTCTGCATCAGATTTTCTATCCTTTGCTTTAAATGCTTCGTTAGCTCTAATTTCATCATCAGATAATTTTAGATACTTTCTAACTAAGTATTCTTGATCGAAGTAATATTCTTCTTCCATAGTTTCTTGGTTAGTTGTCATTAAACTATCTCTCATACTTGAGATAAAGTCTAATCTTAACTGCATTATTTCTTGGTCTTTTAATTCAGCAAACATATTCTCTTCATTATATCTTAAAGCTACTTGAGTTTTAAACTGAGGATCGTCAGTAAACTCTGGGTACTTAAGACACATTTGAATGTATAATGGTTTAACTAAAATTTCTTGGAAGACTGATCTTAATCTTTTAATAAACTTACCGAATTTAATTTCATCTCTAACCATACCATCACCTGCTAATGCATAGTCACCACCATCATCTTCATATAAGAATCTGTTGTAAGGTATTTTAGAAACCTCTTTAAGTTTATCTTGGAAGTATTTAACTGCTTCAGTATCTGAAAGATCTGGTCCCTCAGAACTAAGAGTTTCAATCTCTGGCACTTCACCATCTTTAGAAGGTAACCAATACTCTTTACTAAATTGTAACATTGGTTTACCATCTGTTTCTAATGACCCTGATTCAAAATCAAAATCAACAACTTCTTTATAGTTATTCATTAACTGAGCTAGCGATTGTTTTGCTCTAGTTTTAGATTTACCACCTACAGGTATAATAAACTTCATTCTAAATGAAGCGTTAGTCACAGCCCAGATTACTCTGGTGTGTTCCATAATTCTAAGTAGGTTAAATGATCTAATTAATCTTTCAACATAAGATACTCTCGATGCTGTTGAAAGTGAAGAGTATGCAATATAAATGACTTGTGAATCATATAGTACTCTTTCTTTTACTGGATCGTCTTTGTATTGTACCCATACCTTCTTGCCATCATCTTTATTGTAACCAGGCATTAAAGTAATTGGATCAATCTCTTTAAAACCAATAATCTCCTTTTGGTCTGGGGAATAAATTATTTCAAATGATAAGTAACCGTCTACTAAGAACTTTCTAAAGAAGTACCATGCAGATTGCTCACCATTAAAACCGAAATAGTGATATATTTGTCTAAAATATTTGTTAAGATCTTTCTGTACCTCATCTGATACATCAAGTCCTATTATATCTGGTTGAGAAAAGAAGTTTTTATCATCATATACAATTGCTTCATCACAAAGAATATCTAGTATATCTTCAACTTCATCATTTAATGAGAACTTTCTAAGTTCATCTCTTTTTCCTGGGTAATCAGTATCAAAGAACGGTACGTTCTTTTTCATGTTTATATCTCCCATGGATAGAGCAGCAAATGCTCCGTAAATATCGTCGTTGTCTAATCCGAACGGGTTCATCTCTCTGTAACCGAACTGATCTTCCATTGGACCAATTGCTTGTGACTGTCTAAGTACCATGTCGTCATAGCGCATACCAAAAGAACTTAGCGTCTTCAAAGCATTGGAGAGGCTAAATGGTCTTGAGTTTGAACTAAGGGGTCCGTTTCGTTTGTCAGTAAATCCTGCCATAATATATTATTATTTCTGTTTTATATATCTCATTTATTTAGATGCTTGTTAAAGGCTGCTCTTATCTGCCCAACTGATGAGTTATTAAGCTCTAAAAAGTCACACAGAGCTATTCTTGCCCAGTTTTCGTATGATACTACAACTTGTTGAGATTTACGAGTTGTTGCATACTGTCTAATTGCAAAATCAAAGCCATATCTCTGTAAAAAAGATTTAGCTCCTTGATATGATAATGATAATTGTCCTTGTGCTCTAGCGTTTTCCATTTTAGAACCTCTGTTCTGTCCTTGGATATAGCCTTTATATTGTTCATAGACAAAGTCTAAGAGGTCTTGCTTTACAGGGACTGGTAACATATTAAGATTAATACCCATGTCGTTACCTGTGTCTGAGGTGTTCAGCGCCAATACTACTGGATTACTATCCCACCATTCTGCAGATATAGGGTTCTCATATCTAAACACATATATCTTACCTGGTTGAAATGGTCCTGCTGATCTAGCTACTGATTTTTCTCTAACAGATTTTTTAGAAGTATCAAACCAATCTTCTGCTGCACTAGCTGCACGGGCCATTCCGCCAGCTTCTTTAGATAATTCTCCTATTTGTTTTCTAACTTGTCCCATTATTTAAGTGTCTTTTCAGTTAAGACTATAAATCGCCAACCTCGGTTTTCACACCAAGCATTTGCATAAGCATATTTATCTCTATTTTTAATATAGGCTTCTGCTAAAAATTTATAGGAGTTAAGTGCTTTCTTAGATTTAGTCTTAGGTGGTAATGGTTTCTTAATCTGTGCCTCTGGCTTAATTTCAACTAACCATTCTACTGGTGCTTCATCATTTTCACCTTCAGTTTTCATATAAAAGTCTGGATAGTATTTATGTTCTTTACCATCTTTTGACCACTTGTACTTAATAGTTACAGGCTCACTTGACCACTTTAATACGCTTTCTTTATTATCACACATAATACAGAACTTTCTTTCCCATGAGGAACGATAAATGATCGGCGTTGGACCGATATACTTATCTGGATTTAATGGGTTGTAATACCCTTGTACAAATCCTGAGTTGCCAGTAGGTTTTAAGTTCTTTATTGACATTAAATATTAAACATTCCGGATTCACCATCACCATTTTTAGTATTGATGCGATCCATTGACATTGTATTTTTATATTTAGTAGGATGTATTTTATTCCAGCCTTTAGCGTAACCTCTCTTTGCAATCTCTGTAAAGTATGCAAATGCGTTAGTATATTTGGGGTTGAAGTTCCTCCAGTATTTTAGGAGATCTAATATTGCAAATTGCATACAATCGTTTTTATCGTCGACATTTAAATAAACTAATTTCCTAATTGCTCTTTCTGCAATTAATATCAGCATCTTCTCTGCGTCCTTTGTTAGTTTATCATCCCCTAAAGACTCTACAATCTGATTGTATAAATCTTTGTTATTTAAGTAATTCTTTTTTCTTGGCACAATGTTAGTTTAATTAGATTACTAGTTATATGAAAAAAAGCCCATTTGTTTCGAATGGGCTTTCTTGTTAGATCGTGATGTCTTATTGAGTTGTAGCCTCTTAGCTAGCAACTTCAATTTTATACTTTTCTACTCTGTATGGTTTGTTCTCAACAAATACAGTTAGAATATCATTCTTACCAGCTTGTGTGTATTCTACAGCATCCACTTTAATTGAAGAAGCTTCTTCAAGTCCTTCAACATCTGTTTTTAATGTAGCATCAATATAACCATCTTCGATAGTTAACACATCTTCTTCTAAGGCTTCTATTACTTGATTTACTTTAGTAATTTCAGATCCTATTAATTTATCAGCGGCTTTAATGTCCGGAAGGTTTCTGTCAGCTTCTGCTAATCTACCTTTTTGGTCATATAAGAATGATAACATTTCTTTGTAAAGAGCTTTAGTTTCTGCTTTCTTAGATTCTAATATTGCATTAGATTCTAAAAGATCTTCAAACTGTTCAGTAATATCTGCTCCAGTTTGTTCTTTTACATATTCTATTGCTGCATTACTTAACATTTTTTCAAAGCTAGATAATTTAGTAGATTCATTTGCTCTAAATACAAATGTATTATTTTCAGCTCTCATTGTTACAACAGTAACATCATCCTTTTTAGCTTCAGTAATAAAATCTAATATTTTATATGAGCTATAGTTTTCACATGCTAATTGAAATGCTTCAATTAATTTTTTATCTGCATATTTAATATACGCGGATGCAAAAAATACTTCAGATAGTTTATCTTCTGAACCAATTGGCATTTCGATATTACCTGCTTTATATAAGTTTTCGTTTGCGTCGTATGAGAATTTTACTGTTAGGCTACTAGCTTTAGCTTCGTTTATTGCAGCTTTAGTAGTTTTAATTTCCTTGTTAGCTTCAGTTAAAGCTCCAGACTTTTCACCTGTACCATAAGATACTCTAAGTTCTTTTGCTGTTACTTCTAAGAACGATAATTTTTCTGTTAAAGCTAAGTAGTTATCAAATCTCTCTACTGAGCCTTCTTGTATTTTAGTTACTGGTGACTTAGCATTGTAGTCATAGTAAAAAGAAATACCTGATTCGTTAATATCGAATATTTTTGCAGCTGCTACTAGAGTTTTAAATGTCTCATTAGTTTCAGCTATAGTTTCGATATGACTTCCTGTAATTTTGAAATCTCCACCTGCAGCATGAAAGATATATCCTTGTCCTTCTTCTAATATAGGTGACTTAATTCCTTTGTTAAATTTGTTTGTCATTTTGAAATTTTTATGTTTTCTTATTGTATATATCTATCAAATTAATAATCTATTTCGTCTCCGAAAGGTGTTTCCTTACCAACGACCTTGTAATTGTCTCCTAAAAGCGCACTATTTGGAGCTCCTTGACCCGGTGTGGTTAGATTACTATTACCGATTGCAAACATTCTATTAGATTGTTTTCTACGCCTAGTAAGTCGTTTAATTTGAGATTCTGTTGTTAATTGTTTACCTAAAGCTGTTACAATTGCAGTATCTGTTGCGTCTGTTCCAACTTCGGTTTTAATCCATTGTTCTCCGTTAGATTCCCATTTAGCTGGCTCATAAGTATCATAATATACTTGTGGATGTATTGTAGGATCTAAGAATCCATTAGGATCTACATAATCTCCAACAATTCCATTAGCATAACTTGTTCTTGTGAATTTTCTATATACATCTTCTTCAAAATCAAATGAAGGTATAAATGAGTTAATCTCTAATGAGAAGCTAACTTTATGGTTTTGTTTATCGTCAAATGAATATTCAACAGGTCTTTCTTGTGTATAATCATCTGGCATAGCATACTCAGATGTAATTCTATATGTTCCCTCTTCTAAATGACCTGCATCTACATGATAGAAATTAGCCTTGTACATTTTCTTAACAATAGCCTCTGTAACTTTAAATAGATCTAATTGACTTGATACTAATATTTCAACATCAACTCCTATTACAACTGGAATCATTTCAAATTCAGCGACATAACCTTCCATTAAGCCATCTTCATTCATCATCATATAATGACCCATGTTTCTTTTATTAACTAGCTTAGAGGGATCAACTGCAAATGATGATAAGTTTACAATACCTCTTGGTACTTTATCATAATTACCGTCTGCAAAGTCTCCGTTAGGATCACATGTATCTCCATTAACATTAGAGAATAGAAAGCTATCTTTCATAAAGTTTTCATCACCAGATACTGCATAAAAGAAAGGTACATCTATTTCTGCCCTTTCATCATTACTAATCTGTCTAAAAAAACTTAATTTGCCATTAAGGTCTGCTAATAGACCAACAATGACATGTCTAATAACTGAATCGTCTTTATTGAATTTTAAATTATATGTAGCCATAGGTTATATATCATCTTTTCTAATCAAACAAAAATGGCCAATATTTCTATCGGCCATTTTCTTAGTTAATTAAATTGAATTTACTCTGGGCAAATCGCTGCGTTAACAGTATCTACTATAGTAAACTGATTTTGTGTAAGATTAAATGCACCTACAGTTGACAGTTCGCCAATTTTACCTACAACCTCACTAATCGGCCATTTAGGTGGTGTTGATTGATTCGAGAGGCTAATTGTGCTTCCCGGATGAATTAGACCACTAGTACCAGCGTATCTAAGTATAGATGCGTTCCTATCCAGACAATCTGTTAGATTATAGTATACGTATGGTGCACTAGTTGCGTTAGTTGCAGCAGTAGTTGCACTTGTTGCATTTGTTCCTTCTCCGCCTTCACCGTCTCTATTCTCGCCGCCTCCTGGTGGATTAGTCGCTACAGGCTCTTCCGTTGTTGTTACTGTTGTTGTTGCAACAGCAGCATTATGATTTGTCCATGCACTTACTGCAAAAGTGTTGAAATAGGTAACTGCTTCTGTTTCAGTAGTGAAATTTTGTGCTGGAACCATATCTTGAGCAACCGCTAAAAAGTCTTCGTTAGCACACATTTTAAAAGCAATCTTTCTAGAGTCACCATTAAATTGGTAACCTGATTGGTCTGATCCATCTCCTGGTTCATAACTGGCAGTTCCGATCGTACCTTCAGTATTAAGATCTCCTTCAGAATCATCATTTATTGCAGCTTTAGTATATGCAATTATACTAGGGTTAGATCCAAAATCTTGTCTTTCTTCATCTGGTCCCATTTGCCAGATAGTTCCGCTTATAGTAGGAGGTGTACCTGCTTGTCCGTAAGCTGGAGCGCCGCCTGAAGCGTTCTGAACTAATAGGATTCCGTGATCGGTATATCCTGTTGCGTTAACAGCTGTTGCATTTGCTTTAACTCCAAAATGTCTTGATTGTATTGGCATAATATTCTTTGTTTATTTTGTTTCTTTTATTATATATCCTAGTTAATCTATGTTTTCGATAGTAAACTTAGAAAATCCATTCTCTCTATATATTTGTATCTTCTTATCAAATATCTCATGTGGTAATACTGAGTGGTTAATTACAAATGTATTTATTTCATGTTCTTTAATTACTTGATTTAAGATCTTTAATATATTGTAAACACCGTCATGGTCTACTGAAGATAATAACTCATCTAGAAACAAAAGATTTAGTTGTGGGAATCTTAATTTTAAGATCTTAATGATTGCAATAATAACGATAAAGTCTGCTTTCTTACGCTCACCTGTTGAAAGTGTCATTGGATTAATATCTTCACCTAGGTGATTAATAATACAATTAAACTTCTCATCAAATCTAATATGGAATTGCAAGTGCATCGTTTGTGCCATGGCAGCTATATTACTATTAAGGCCTGGTAGAATAGTTTTAACTGCTAAGTTTTTTACTCCATCTTCACCTAATATATTTTCTACAACTTCCATAAAGTTATAGTCTGCATTTAGTCCATTTTTACTTGTAGATTTAATAGCCTCTTTCTCTTCAAATTCTGTAATAAGATTTCTTAAGTGATCAAAGTCTGCTCCCTCTGGAGTATCTTTTAATTTTAAGAGTTCTCCTTTAAGTCCTCTCATTGTAAACTTATTATCTGAGATCTGACCTTCTAAATCTAGTTTAGCAGTTCTAGCAGATATTACCTTTTCTTGCAAATCATCCATCTCAGTCTTAATTGCTTTAATTTGATCTGTATTAGATTGTATTTTATCTACAAATTCTATCTTTTGAGTTTTGTGCCAATCTGAAGTTAACTTAGTTTCACATGTTGGACAATGTCCACTCTCATATAACTTTAACTTCTTATTTAGATAATCAATTTCTCTTTTAATATCTCCAGCTTCTGTACGCTTCTCATTATATTGAGTATTAAAAGTATTCATTGCACCTTCTTCGCTCTTACGATTAGCATCAATATCTAATACAGTTTCATGTAGGCTAACTAACTCATCTTTTAATTCTTGGATCTTAGATTTATTTGCAGTTTTAGATTCTGCTAATAGGGTATTTAGTTTACCTCTAACCGATCCTATTGAATTCATTATCTCGCTTAACTCAGCATCAAAAGAGTCAATATCAAATTTAATATCACGTCTTTCATCTTTGATTTGCTTTTGCATATCATTAAGAATAGAAAAGCCAAACATTCTATCAATAATCTGTTTCTTATCCGAGTTATTCATGGTTAAGAAAGATTTAAAATCATTTACTGATAAGATAATTATATTTTTAAATACATGATACGGAATACCGAATACTTCATCTTCTAAATATTCTTGTACAGATTTCTTACCTGCTTTATCAAATTCAACATCATTAATTAAGACTGTAAATCTACTTGGGGCAATACCTCTTTCTATTTCGATCTTCATAGTACCGCATTGTAGTCCTATTTTTACATGTAGTTCTTTATTAATACGATTAGGTAGATCTGCTAATTTAACACCTTCTACTTTTCCATATAGACCATAGATAATAGCATTAGCAATAGTTGTTTTACCATGACCATTTTTACCTAGAGTTAAAAATAACTCTGAAGTATCTTTTTTAAATTCTATACGCTGTACTTGATTTCCATAAGAAGCAAAGTTCTTAAATTCAATATAGTCTATTCTCATTATTTGTCTGTATCATAATTGTATGCACATTGCGTATACAATTGTTTTAACTTGCTCTTTAGTCTTATCGTTTGATCTTCATCTTGTTTCATACTATCGATATACATATTGCAAAGATTAAGAATATTGTAATTCTTATACATCTCTTCTATTTCATCTATATCATAAAAGTCTTTATCGATATATGAATCTTCTTCGTAAATGTTAGGTTCTAGTTTTCTAGATATGTGTTGAATTTCATTAACCAACTGGCTCAATGCATTGGTTGTAGCGATTTGCGATGGAACGAATAGATCTACAAAGTTGTTTCTTATTTGTTCCTTAAACTTGCCAAGAGGCATATCATATAGCGCTTTGATGTTATATCTTAAGAATTTAGGAGAGTCATTGTTCTCAAAGAAAGTCTCTTCCATATTTTCTAGATTAACCAGGTCAAATCCTTTTGGATTATCTCGATCTGATCTAGTTAATTGGTATGGTACTCCGACCATTAATAATTTACCTCTTTCTTGTCTAAAGTGAATATGTCCACTATAAACTCTCGTGTACTTATCATAAATATTAGAATCAGTACCATGTTCATTCTTAACTTTAGCATTAAGGTAAATACCTCTAACTTCTGAATGGCAATATACAATATCTGCCTGTGGATATTCTGCTAGAGTTTCAGTTTCATGTTCTGCATCTCTTCTCCATGGCATTAGTAAAATGTTTTTACCAGACCAATTTAACAACTCAGGCTCTTTGTAAACCTGTACATTAGGAATCCATTTTAAACTATCAATTGAAGATATGTCATTTGATTTCTTAGCCCAAATATCATGGTTACCACATATTACATAACATGGTAGGATTTGACCCAGTCTTTCAAATAGATCTACTGCGTAGCTTAAGACTTTAATATTAATAGATTGTCTATTATCAAAAGTATCTCCTACTTGTACTAAGACATCTCCAGGTTGTACCTGTGCTTTTAAGATAGGGATAAATGTGTTTTCAAAAAAGTCCTTTTGGATATTCAGCCATTCGACTGAATTTGCTCTTACACCAAAGTGTAAGTCTCCAAGGACCCATACTCTCTTGGCTCCTTGTTTAATTACTTTGGGTTCAATCATTTAAAATAATTTTGTAATGTTCTTCTTTTCTAGAATGCCTGTTCTTAAATCTAATTCTGTGATTAAATCTTCTTTGTATACGTTTGAGAGAGAACTATAAAATTTTACTGGTTTAATATCAAAATAGACACACATTTCACTAAATATATCAATACGACTAAATTTAGTTGCTATTTCATCTATGATATATCCGTAAACTTCATTAATGTCATTTTTTCTAAGCTTATTACATTTACCTAGTTCGTCTACTTCATTAAATACTTTAAATCTAGAAAGTCCAATAAGTTCATGGATTTTTCTGGCTATCATATCAAAGTGTATTCTATCTTCTTCGTCTTGTTCGTTTTTAACAGAGGGGTCTAATTCAAAGGATATGTTTCCAAGTTCGAACTCTGGAGTGTCAAAATTGTTATTAAAAATTTTATCATTTTTCTTTTTATACATATTAGAGTGTTATTTTTATATTGAATGAATATTTGAGTTGGACATCTCATGTGTTTCCTGTAACCTCATATAATTCCAATCAATATTTAGTTTACATTTTGTTCCCTTACCTTCACCATCTCTAATCTTTAATACCTTTAACCAGTATTCTTGATTAGCCCTCATTAAATCATCTTGAATAATACCAAGCATTACATCTGCTGTATGGGAAAGTCCTGCAGATTCTGCGATGTCAGTCATAGTTATATCTGATGCATTGTAGCCTGATCTTGTAATTTGAGTTGCGGTTACGATCAACCAGTCATTACGAATTCCCATAGCACGAAGGTCCTCTGCAATTTGCTTGATCTTCATATATGTATTCTCCGTATTTTGGTTACGATAATTGGCTAAGATATTTATATAGTCAATTACAACTGCTCCCACTTTAATTTGTCTTTCCTCTTCAATTTGATTTACATAAGCTTCAATATCTAGTACTGTAGCCTGTGATGTAGGAAACTGTTTTACAAATAGACTTCCTGGAGGGGAAAATCCATCACCTACAGTTTCTAGTCTACGTTTAATGTGTTCTTTATTCTTAGCCTTTTCAGCATACTCGTTAATATTAACAGAAAGTAGATTAGCACCAATTCTCTTTACGAATTTATGTGCTGCCATCTCTGCAGTAACGACTACTGTATTAGT